CGTCGAACTTTCGGACGGCAGCACTTTCGAGATGTGGGTCACCCCGCTGACCATGGCCGAACGCGAACGCGCCCAAAAGCAGGCCAAGTCCGACGACGCCACCGCCTTCGCCCTCCAACTTCTGATCACCAAAGCCCTCGACGAATCAGGAGCCAAACTTTTCAAGCCCGGTGAAGTTGACATCCTCAAAAACGAGGTCAAAGACAAGGACCTCCAAGCCCTGATGCTGGCCATCATCTCCGACGACGCCGAGCCCCTCGACCCAAAGAGCTAAGCACCGAACTCCGCAAGGACAACTGGCTCATGCTCCAGTTCGGAGTCGCCAAAGAGCTAGGCATGTCCCTCAGCGCAGTCCGGGCCACCATGACCACCGAAGAACTGATCGGCTGGAGCGCCTACTTCCAGATCCTCAACGAGGACCAGAAAAAAGAGCTGGAGAAGGCTAAACGCCGCCGCTAACCCCGGCGGCTTTTTCATCTGTAGACTGGCTATACGCTCCGACGGACGTACGTGGCCGAGTACGACGCCAAAATTGTAGTAAGCGCCGATACTCGTCGGGCCGACACAAGCCTCGACAAACTTCAGGCCAAGCTCGACCAGCTTGCAAAGACAGCCAGCGGCGTTGGTACCGGCTCGATCCAGGGCGGTATCCGTGCAGCTACCCAAGGCATCCAGAATTTCGGCCAGGAAGCAAAAAATGTCCTGTCCAGAGGCTTATTCACTGGCGCAATCTTAGGCGTCGGACAGCTCAGCGCCTCTATATCTACAGCCACAGCAAACTTAGGACCCCTAACAGGAGCTGTTCGAGCTGCTGGTTCAGCGTTTAACAGCTCGCTCGGCGGTGTTCCGGCTGTTGTCGGCGACATCCTTTCTCAAATCGGCCACATTCCCAATGCAATGGGATTGGCCACTGTCGCTGCAATGGCTTTCGCGCCGCAGCTACTCAAGGCCAGCTCCGCAGCCGTGGGCCTCGGAAGTGCAATCGACAAAGCGATTGGCGCCCAAACAGTAACAAATATCGCTGGTATCGTAACCGGCTTAAACACAGTTGAAGAGACGATCAAACGCACCGCAGCTCCCATGGAGTTGTTGCGTGCCGAACTGTCCCAAGCAAAACAAGAACTCGACAAGTACGTATCTTTCAAGCAGGAATCCGTTGTAGCAGCGAATCAGCTGTTAGCCGTCGAAAAAATGCTGACGGCAGAAAAAAGAGCCCAAAACGCTTTGCTTGGAGCGGTTGATCCTAACGCCGCCCGCCGCCTACAACTGCAGCAACGAATCGCCCGGATCCGCCGCGGCGAAGAAGGTGGTTCGGCCGCTTTCCGCGAATCCATCGCCCGCCAAGCGCAAATACGCGAAGCCGGTTCTCGCTCCCTCTACATGCGGGCCGAAGGTCGCGTCGCCCTTAGCGAGCAATCCACCGCAGCTGCCGAAACCGCCCGTCAAATCGAAAAACTAAACGATCGGCAACGCGACTTTATCGCTCGCACAAACGAAGCAGCCCAGGCCGCCAGTCGTCAAACCGCCGAGTTCCTGCGTCAACAACGCATAGCAAAGCAGGTCGCAGCCCTCAACCTTGCGGCACCAGCAGCCCAACTGATGCTGCCGGCCGCAGCCCCCGGCTCCCCCGCTATGTCCGGTGGCGCCCGCCGCCGTATAACTGGCCCCATCGAACGTCTCGGAGGTGCCCGCACCCTCGACGAAGCCCAGGCCACGTTGCGCCTTGCTCAGGCCAACACCCAACTGGCGCAAAGCACAAAGAAAGTAGACGCCGAATTCAACCGCTTCCTCCCAGACACCAACCTCCTCAACGCAACCGCCCGAGGCATCCAACGCATCCAAACAAACCAAGAAGCCTTTAACGAATCAATCGCTCGTGGTATCCGTTTCCAAGAAAAGCTAAACCGCGAGCAAGAGCGCCAGCGCCGTCTAGGTATCGGTGTACCCTCAACCACTATGCCTGGTACGACCGGGCGTACTGCCGGACCATTCCCGGTAGAAGGACCCATCCCTTTATCTCAATTCGGCAGACGCCCCCAAGCCGCCGCCCCAGGTAGTCGCGGTCCCAATCGTCTTGGCGGTGTCGTCAGCAACGCCGTAATCGGTGGCGCCTTCCCGTTACTGTTCGGTCAAGGCGGTGGAGCCGCAACCGGCGGCGCACTCGGCGGCGCACTTGGTGGTCTCCTCGGCGGCACCGGCGGCTTCGCTGGTTCTCTCCTTGGAACGCTCCTTGGCGGTATCGCTGAACAAGGCGGAAAAATCAAAGAACTCGCCGCCGACATCGGCCTCAGCGCAGACCAGACAACTCGTCTCCAGCAAGCCTTCAAACTCGCAGGTCAAGACGCCGACAAGTTCACCGAAGCTGTCCAAAACATCCGCGGCGTGGGTCTCGCCATCGAAGACCAAGCCAAGGCCATCGACCTCGTCAGCGTCCTGACTGAAAAATATGGCGGCAACATAACCAAAGTCACAAACGCTCTGACTGGAGCACTGGAAAGCGGAAAAGTAACCCAAGCCACCCTCAACCAACTCAGCAGCCAAGGCATCGACATCCAAGGCGCTCTAGCTGAAAGGTACAACACAAACCGCGACGCCATCTTGAAGATGGCAAAAGACGGTACCATTTCAGTACAGGATCTAATTGACACACTCGTCGTTCTCGGTAATAAAGGAGTTAAGTCGGCTGAAACAACTCAAAGCGCATTTACCGAAGGTTTTGCTCGCATCCAGCAAGCAACTGAACGTTTACAACAAGTCCTTGTTTCGTCATTCGACGAAACAGGCAAATCTATCCAGTTTTCCTTGGGCGCAGCCATCCAAGCAGTAACTCGATATGTCGAAGAGTTTATCCTTGGTCTAGCTGAACTAAGTCGAGTTGCTGGAGCAGCTCTAGATCCAATCATTAGCGGTTACGTCCGTATCCAATCCGCTATTTACAACGCCGTAACAGCTGTACCAGCACTACGTGATGCGATTGTGGCTTTTGCCGCATCCGCCTTCGGCCCGTTAAGCGGAGTCGTAGCGCTGATAGACAAGATTCGTGGAGCAGGAGCAAACAGAAAAAATAAGCTCCAGGGGCCTCCTGTGCCCGCTCGACTTCAAGTTCCTGTACTTCGTTCCTTTGCTGCACCCGCACAAGCTCTTCCCAGCGGAGCAGGTGGCGCTGGCGCAAAAGCCAAGAAAGACAAGACAGCCGAAGAACTCCAGCGCTCCCTGGAACAAGGCAGAGCCTTAGCTCAAGAATTTGCACGGCAAGTAAAACTACTGAACACGACCACAGACATCGAACGTAAGCGTCTTCAAATTCAATTTGACTTTGAGGACAGGCAGAAACAAATTTCAGAACTTAAAAACGCTGAACAGCGCACGTCTTTGACAACTCAAAACCAAGAAATCCGGCGCTTGGAGCTGATTGATCTCCAGACCGAAGCGCTGAAGAAACAGACAGACGAAGCTGAAAAATTATTTGATATAATAATTCAAGGTTACAACTTCGGTATCAGCCGCGAAGGCGGCACCGGAGCCGGTATTTTTGGTAAATTGTCGGAATTAAAGCAAAATTTAGATCCTGTAAAAGTCCAAGTAGATAGTATTGCAACAGGAGCAACTGTAATTGGCGATGCTTTTAGTCTTGCGTTCGGTGAAATTATTAGTGGCGCAAAATCTACAGAGCAAGCACTGGCAGACACGTTCCAGCAAATCGGAGATGCCTTCATAAATATGGCTGTAAATATCATCGCTCAGCAGATGACGATGATTATTCTTGGCAGCATATTGAAGGCCTTAGGCCTAGGCTTCAATCTTTCTGGTACTAATGCACTTTCCACTGGTTCGAGTCCGCTTGGGGGAATTGGTGGAAGCCTTGGCGGTGCTGGTTACGGAGGCGTCAGCGGTATCACGCCGATAGGACCATCTTTCGGGGGAGCTACTTTCCCGGCCTTTTTTGCCGATGGCGGTTTTGTTACAGGCCCCACTCGCGCCATGGTCGGCGAAGGCGGGCAAGCCGAGTACATCATCCCTGCCAGCAAGATGCGCTCTGCCATGAGCCGCTATGCTGCTGGCGCACGCGGCTCCGCTGTCATCCCGGCTGGCGACGACACCAGCGGCGGCGGCACCGCCACAATGGCACCAGCCGCCATCGACGTGCGCTACACAGTGGAACGCATCAACTCCGTTGATTACGTCACCGCCGACCAGTTCCGTGCTGGCATGACACAAGCTGCCCAGCAAGGCGCCACGCAGGGCGAACAGCGCACCCTCCGCCGCCTGCAGCAGTCCCGCGCCACCCGTAGCCGCCTCGGCATGAACTGATGGACACCAGCTTCAAGACCGAAATAGCCCTGGGTCACATGCTGACCGCCAAGCCCCGCACGGAAGGCGCATCCCCCCTCTACTTCCAAAACTTCTGGATCAACGAAAACGTCGCATACAACGGCAACACCCACGGCTTCCTGCCCTTCGGTTTCTCTGGTGTAACGGTCAACCGCAGCGGCGACAACCAGTCCACGCAACTTGCCCTGCCCAACAACTCGCTCAGCCGTAGCTGGGCCTCCACGCTGGTCGATGGTAGTTGGGTGGCGCTGGTGGACATGCTGATGCTCAATCCCGACAACAAGGCCGACTACCGCGTGCTTAGCTCCTACGCAGGCCAAGTGGCCGGCGCCATCTGGAGCGAAGCCGAACTTCGCCTGGAAATCTCTTCAGTCCTTGATGCAGTTGGTGGTGACGTACCAAGACGCCGCATCACTGAAGACGTGTTTGGCCCGCTTCCCACTACTGCTCAAGTCCGCCTGAGCTGATGTACGACCTGATCGGTCGCCCCTACCGCCTCGGCGCAGACGGCACCGACCCTGATGGTGCCATCGACTGCATCCACCTCGTCTACGCCGCCCTCGACCGCTTCGGCATCGCCACCCCCGCCTTCGACCCCTGCTGGTACGACGCGCCGCCTCGTCAAATCCTCAAGGCTATCCACGGCTGGGGACGCCGCGTGCTAGATCCTTTGTATGATGGAGACGTGGTTCTCCTACCACACAAGAATTACGCTTTCGGGACAGTTTGGCAGGACGGCATCCTCTACATAACGGCCA